GCTATTTTGCGACCAGCGCAAAATACCTGTGCTATACCGCTCCGAAGTCTAACGACGAAACTTTGCGGTTATGGTGCATTGTCGTGAACCAGCACGATGGTCGGGAGGGATAAAACCGGCGACGGTGCCCTCTCCAACTGTACGACCCTCGACCAGCGAGGACCGCACTAACAATGCGCGGTGTACTTGCTCAGTCAATGAGCGTCGTACAAAGGAGACCATAAGGTCGGGCCTGAAGGTCGTTCGGATTCGCTTTCACCTGGCAAAAGGTGAGCTACCGGACCTAGGACCCGCCGATCTTGGCAAGTATCTCCTACATCTCCTTTCTCCCCCAGGGGAGAAACCTTTCCCCCTGCCGTTCCCCCGAGCTCAGCTCGGTTGGGACGGCCCTTTCCCTCATCTCGTAAGATTGGGGCGCTATGATAGATGGCTCTTTGCTCAGTCATTATCATCTATTAAGCGAGCGCTCCCGAGTCTCTCTTGCGAGAAACACCCCCCTCCCTCAGGGTTCCCTGCGTGGAAGGCCAGAGCCTGCCAAGCCACGCCCCCTGAGTCCACCCCCCACTTCCGGGAATTCTGCAGAAGACAGTGTCGACGCTTCTTCCCCGTCGGTTGGGACCGGAACTACACAAGTTTCTGTGAAAGTTTCGTACCATCAGCCTCCGCAAGGGAGGAGCCCTTAACTACGGGCTCTGGCTGGTGGGCGAGGAACAGTAACAGAACTGAGTTCCAGGTCGCCACGAGACGAGGTCGAATGCCTTCTTCTGTTAAAGGCAGATTCCGGCTCCGCTACAAGGAGGTTCCTAGTGCCGGGAAGGTGCGCCCCCTGGGCATACCTTCCGTCGAGTACGACCTCCTTGGCCCCCTTCATAAAGCCATTTACGACAGACTGTCTAAGACAGGATGGCTGCTGAAGGGACCACCTAAGAGTTCACGGATTAAGCGTGTTTGCCGTTACGATTGGCAAACCTCCGTGGACTTGGTGGGAGCAACCGATGGGCTGCGCTTGGATGTCACCGAAGCTTTGCTTGGTGTGATATTGTCGCGCGCTACATCGATCCCCGGTCGTGTGAAAGAACTCGCCTGCGAGTCGTTGTACCCGATGGTACGCGGTTCCAAGGTGACGTTCGGGCAGATGATGGGCACCTACCTCTCTTTCCCTCTCCTCTGCTTGACAAGCTACTGCGCCGCCAAATGGGCAGTAAGAGGAGCCGAGTCGTCGATCTTGGTCAACGGCGACGATTGCCTGATTTCGAGCACAAGCAGGGACGTCTTGAACC